CTGTGAAGTCCCGAGGGTGGTAATATCAAGATAATTCAGCTCCGCCGCTGAACTCGTTACAATCGTCCCACCAAGTTTTAAACCATTAGTCCCGTCATGGGAGGCTATGTCAAAATCATAAGCCCCATCAGAGATGGATGCGGATGCTGTCCCTATTTTTAGAACAGATGCAGTACCATCGCCATCATAAATTATATCCTCGGTAGATGTCAGCCCTCCATCAGCGTGGAGAAGTTGAACGTACCCATCAGCTATTCTTGTGTTTGTTAAATCAGTCGCCATCAGTCAAATGCCCCTGCTTTATATTCTTCTTCATAAAAATCTTTGCCAAACCTTACCTGCACCTGCGAGATCAATTTTTTAATTCGAGAGCTTTTGCACTTTGGGCAGATATGACGCTTTCTTGAGTTGAGTTCTTGAAGAACGTCAAAAGCTTTTTTGCAACCCTCGCATTGAAACTCGTATATCGGCACTATTTTTTGGCTTTTTTGGCTTTCTTTACAGCCCCACCAGATTCATCACATTCCTTGTGACCCGCTTTTTTGTATTCCTTCATCTGATCTTCAGAAGGATTTTCTTTGCCAAAGACCGATCCATCTTTTCGCTTAAACCATTTCATGTTATTCTCCTTAGTCTTTGAGGACTCCCACTTTGACTTTTATGTCTGTCGTTGCACCAAAAGTAACCGCACTCCCTTGATTAATAATATGCATGTACAAAGACGTTGAGCCTGATGCCGCTTGAACGGCAAGTTGGATGTTGGTTTTAGTCGCTACTCTCGCATCAACCAAGTCTGTATAATCACCTGCCACAATAGAAACATGCCCTTGTACGTTTCTCAATGCTGAATCCAAATCGCTTACATCTTCGCCAACAGCTTTACCTTCATCGTCTGATATTGCTGTGGACACCGATGAGAAAACAACGTCGCAAGTCATTGTAGTATTCGCTTCGTCGAGTAAGGTCAAAGATTGAATCATTGCTGATCCACCGTCCTCCGCAACTGCAAAAGGTATCTCAATAGATTGCGAGACAACTTTATACTGATTTATTGTTTCGGCATCTGTAGTGGCTGTTACCGTAATAACATCCAAATCCATTTTGTTCAGCTTTTCTGCCGCTGAATATTTGCCGATTTCCGTCTGTGCCATTTCTTTCTCCTGTTATGAGTATTGGGGGCGAGTTTCCCCGCCCCTTAACTCAGTTAATCTTCAGCTATCCTTACGGATTGTTGAAGTTTGCCACTGCACAACTTGTGCTTCCTGCCGCATGACTTAGACAAGCCCCGAAAACCACGTCGGCAACTATTGAAGTTGAAACGTAGTCTATATCGTAGGCCGATTGAACACGCGGTTGAATCTGCTGGGCAAAATAAACCGCTTCCCGTTTGAATAAGGAAGCCGTCTCGTCGCCAGTCCCACCGTCATCGTCCCAATCTGTGGAAACAAATGTCGGCACACCATAGACCATACCAACAGAGCCCGAAACATTCGGATTCTGTGCATCGCCCCTGCGTGAAGCGTCATAAAAATCCTGCAATGACAGCGCACTCATATACGCGGCGGGGGAGCAATACAAGAAAGCCTCTCCGTCCGTGTAAGAATGCCCCGCATCAAGGAAGCTGTTAAGACCGCTTCTAATAAGGGCGGTGGTGAAGGTATTATCTGTACCCAGCGTTACATCATTCCCAGTAGCCGCTTGGATTACTGACACCGCGATATAGTTCTCAACGAACTTTGCGATAGAATAACCCATGCTCTTGGCGTACATCCCGAACAGGTCAGCCGATTCTTGCACCTTTACAATATCGCCAATTCTCTTCGCTTCGTATGCGTGTTGGTCAATTGAGAGGTCAACTTTGCCGTCCGTGTTCGCACCGTAGGTAACAGCACTACCGCTTGAAAGGGAAGCCGCTGTCTCTTCGGTTACTTTTGGAACGTGAATGGTGTCGCCACCTTCTGAAACCATGCTGGAAAGGTCAGTTACTTGGTTGCGTAGACTGAACGCTTTCTCGGCATAGTCCAAAATCGCCGAACTCCACAGCTCTGGTATAAAATTGGCCGCTGTCGTCAGCGTTACTTCTGCCATAATTAGTTACTCCTTGTCCCCTTACGAAACCCGTCCATAATTGCAGGCCAGCTTTCACGCCGTTCTGTTTTTGTCATATCACCGATGGGTTTGTTAGGCGCTTTTAAAACGCCTGCCTTCCCACCTTCAACTTTCGTGGGGGAACTTTGTTTAGTTTTATCAATGTGGGATTCCAATTTGTCTAATGGCATCCCGCCATAAATTGCCGCATCACTTTCTGATAACTGTGCAAGCAAAGTTTCACGCCGCGCTGTTTGGTAATCGTCCCATTGTGCCGCTTTTTGTACGGCCTGCTCCAGCTTGGTTTCGGCCTCGGTTAACAGTTGCTTGTATTCGCCCTGTGTTTCCAAGTCCTTTTTCCGCTTTGCTTCTTCCGCTTCTTTAAGTGTGGCAATTTCAGATTCAAGTGATTTTTTAGAATCCAAAACCTCCTTAAAGCGGGTGTACGGTATAGACTGTGACTCTTGTTTTACGTCCTCGGCGACGGCCTCATTGTTAACGCCTTGAAGTTCGGCGGTTGGCTGTTTTACGTCAGCTATGACTTTTTCATCACTCATTTTTACCTCTTTTGTTGAGTTACTTTCCAATACGAACGCGGGTGCGCCCGCTTACTTTAGTTAGATTTGATTTAATCTTTACGTCAAGCCTTTGCTTTAATTCTTTTGCCGCTCTGGCAGGTATTGGTGTTGTTGCCGTGCTTAAGTGCCTGCCACGTTCTGCGTTGCCATGTACTTTACCAGCTTCTGATGGGAAACCAATTGTTACACCGTTTTGCGTTGCTTTAACAACCTGTAAGTCCTGTAACATGTCATCCGTTAGGGTTAGGTCAGGGCGGTCGCTGGTAGATGATTGTCTTGCAAACTTGCGCGCCTTTTTGGCCGCCGCGTAAGCCCTTTTGTATTTTTTAAATGCACGCCCTTTAACATCTTTGCCTGCTTTTGTTTGCACCCGTATTTGGTTGGCCATTTCCTCGCCCACTTTAATCCAAAATGGTTTACCGCCGCCATCTGCAATTGTGGAAAAATTAGGCACGTGCCGCAACCTGTTCTAATGGGGTTTGTGGTGTAACCCACCTGCGCCCCGTTTTCTTTTCATAATTCTTAATCCAGCTTTTGGCCTTGCCTGATGGGTTTAGCTTGTGCGCTGTTTCTGTGGCCAGTGTCCACCTGTGCCTGCAATTGTAACCGCCAGCAGTATTAAATGCGCCTTTAAACTGTGTTTCAATTTGTTTTTTAGTACGCGCACCAGCCGCCACCATCTGTAAGCATATTGGCCGCGTTATTTCATCCACAACGCCCATGTAAACATACTTGGCATCCGCTGGCATGGCGTTTGACATTTCCGCGGTAACGTTGCGGCTGTATTGCCTTACTGCTGAGTTAGCAAGTGTTCTAATGTGGTCTTTCCTTAATGTGGTGCGTGCCGCAAGGTTTGCAATTATACCTGATTGGCCAACGCCTGTAATGGCCGCGCGCTGAAGTTCGCCCTTTAATACCTCGCTTACCTGTGTAGTAAGCGCGTTCATAAAAAAGGCGGTGTCGGCTTTCTTTAATGCCTGTAATGTAATGGGGCTTATTTCAGCGTACTTCTCCATGCCCAAAAGCATTGTTTCATACGTTAGCATAAATTCTTCAATATCACCGCGCAAGCCAAGGTTTGTAAGCATGTGTTCTTTAATATCTAATTGTGAAAGCGTGGCCAGTATTTGTTCACGTGTTAAACCCCGCGCCCTTAACGCCATAACCTCATTAACAAATGCAACCTGCACATTATAAAAACCATCGGCCAATTTGTTCCCCGCCTGTTCAATAAAGTCTGGCATGCTTTATACTGGTTGCTGTAAGGCCTGTAACAGCAGGTTGCCTTCCGTGGCTGGTTGCTCCGCTGTTGTTTCTTGCGCACGTTCCGCTTGCACATTTTCCACAAGTGCATCAACGTCTGTGCTGTCAGGGTTGTTTTTCCTAAACCAATCTTTCTTACTGCGCAAGCCGTGTTGCCATTCCCATTCCCATTGCGCCCTTTCCTCAGTTGCGCTTAATGGGAAGCGCGGCTCGCTAAAATCCACGCTGTATTCTTCATTAAGGCTTACGTTGTGGTAATCAAGTACAGCCCTGTCCACCTCGTAACGTGTGCGTTCAAAGTCGCGCCATACCATTTCCACATCGGTCATAACGGCCTCGGTTAGATCCACTTCCAGCATTTTAAGTGCTTCACCACTTATGGCATCCCTACCGACAGCCCATTTGGTCTTAAGGCTGTTTTCATAAGCCACCTTATCAATCATAAAACGTATGGCGTCTGAGTATTGCGTAAGGTTGCCGCCTGCTGTTGCAAATTGAAAGGAAGCGCCCTCTGGTAAAATTAACGGCTTATCTACGCCGAGTTGCATACGGCTGGCATCGT